GGTGGAATTGACAAGTCGTTAGAAAAGAAAAATATGTTTTTCCACAGATCAGCATTAGAATGTTTATCAAGAGGTCCAATCTTGGCTCTTAATATGACAACTGCTGATGACGCTGATAAAGTATCAATTTTCTCACCTGCTACTAACTCTTCAATAGAAGGTTTAGCATCAGTACCAAATCTTAATAACGCAGGAGAACCTCAGTTATTAAAGAAATACAGTGATGTATTTGATACAGATAAGTTTTGGAACCCATCAGATGAGAAATTACTATCTGCTGCGGATCAAGACAAAAACCACGCTATTTCATTTACAAACATTAAACAAGATCCTATCTCAGTTATCGTAAGACAAGCTGGAGATACTAGAGGTTTTGAAGTTACTGCAAGAGAATGGTACGGTGAAGCAAACATTCCAGAAGGAGTAGATGCTGATGAGTACGTATCAGACTATATGGTAGATGTATTTGTATTCAAAGGTAAATTTGATGCACAAACATTAAATAACGATCCACTTTATGGAGAGTTCTTTACTTCTAAAGGTTTAGAAAAAGATCAATTAGCTAAATTCACTGGATTAAGAGAAGTGACATTATTAGCACAATACTCTGGTTCATTAATTCCAGAATTTATGGATAATGAAGGTAGATTATTATACATTGAAACTTTAATTAACATGGAAGCAAGAAGAACAGGTTTATTCTGTGCTATCCAAGAAGATGCACTTCCACAAATCGACCTAGTAGGTAATGGATTTGATGTATATCAAGATTACGAAGTACTTTCTCATAGAGTTGAGCAAATTGTAACTCCATTAAATGCTGCAGCTGACAATTCATTTGCGGCACTTAATATTACAGCTCAAGTTGAGGGATCTACAATACTTATGTCGGGTGATGCTGGTTTTGATGATACTTTCTTAGCAAACTTACCAAATCCAGTTCTTGTAGGTAAATTCTTAGAAGGATTACAAGATGGTGAATATGTAAGAATTACAGCTATTAACAATCAAGCGGGTAATAAAGTACTAATTACTGCTAATGGAAATATATCTCAACAAGGTGGACAATACGAAGAGTATGTAGATTCTACACAACCTGCAACATGGGCTAATGATGTATTAGTTAAAGTTGAAGATGGAAACTTAATTTTCTCTGCAACACCTCAAGCTTTTGGTAATACATTACAAGCTGCAGGTGCAAACGGACCTAATACTTGGTTATTATCAGAAAACGCTGGTGAATTTGTAGGTATAGGTGCTATTGATGAAAATTATACAGATCCTGTTTTTGGAGCCAGTTATATGGTAGCTCCAGCAGGTTCATTAGGATTCTCATCTACACTAGCAGGAAACGGAACAATACTAGGAGGCGGCGTTACAGGTACAGGCCAATTTTTCGGAAAGAAATTAGCAACTAATGATAACTTCTCAGTCAATAATATTGAATTAAACGCTAGAGCGGTTGCATTTGATCCATCATTCTCATTCTTAGATCTGGGTGCTGGTGTATTTAAGTTCCATAAAGATAACGTAGTTAATGATACATTTACAAAAGATGACCTTGGAAACGTAGTTATCAAAGTAGGTATGTATGTACCAGGTGATGATAATAAACTATCTAGAATTAAGAAGATTGTTAAGAAAGTTACTGGTGTTACTACAAGTTATGAGTTTACTACACATAGACCTGTAACTCTCGAGCCAACTTATGCTCTTAGAAGATATGAAGATGCTGCGGGTGTTTACAAAATGTTCCCATTAGACGGAGCATCTCAAACAGATAAGTTAATTGCTGATTTATTAACAGCTATTAAGCCAGGTACTGGTTTAGGTAATGCTTTAGTAGATAAAGACAATATTACTTTCAGATATGTTATTGATACATTTGGATCATTAGAAGGTGGTACTATCATGAATAAGGAAGAATTATCATTCTTATGTAAAGAAAGACAAAATTCTTCTGCAATTCTTAACGCACCTATGATTAAAGAATTTAAAGCATCAACTAATCCATCATTCTTAAATGAATTTTCTGGAGCATTTGATGTAAACAATGTAGCAACTGGAGGTAACTTAAACTTAAACCCAACAGCATTGTATACTCTACCTTCAATTAACGAGGGAGCAACGTATGCATTCTATTATGGTCCAGGTTTAAATGTTATTGAAAACGGTAGAACTAAGGTGATTCCACCAGCTGCTTATATTTCAAATAACTACATTGACAAATTCACTGACGCTCTGCCATGGTCAATCATCGCAGGTCCAAGAAGAGGTGTTGTTGGTGGAACTGGAGTACAATCTTTAGAATTTGCATTCGATAAAAATGACAGAGATGTACTAGAGCCATTCGGTTACAATCCAATTGTATTCGAAAGAGGCGTAGGTTTAACTATCAAAGGAAACAAGACTGCACAACAAGGAATTCAGTCAGCTCTTTCTTCAGCTCACGTGAGAGAAGTATTAATCTTCATTGAAGACGGACTAGCAGAAATCCTTAAGAACTACCTATTTGAGTTCAATAGTGCTCAAACTAGATTAGAAATCAAAACATTGGCAGACAACTTTATGGAGTCAGTTAAGAAAGACGGTGGTGTATTCGATTATAGAAACATCATGGACACTACTAACAACACAACCGAAGTTATCGATAACAACATGGGTATCTTAGATACGTTCGTTGAACCAGTTAAAGGATTAGAGATTCTAGTATCAAGAGTAACAGTACTTAATACAGGTGATATTGCATCCGGAAACTTTGCATAAAAAACGAGAATATATAAACTAAATAAAGAAAATAAAAGATATGGCTTTACCACATTATTCAGAAGACCAAACTAGTAGAAAAGGCAAGAACTTTGAACCAGTACAGGCTAACCTATTCGAGGTAACTATTTTACCACCGGATGGAGTGTCTGGACAAGAATTGTTCTTACAACACATTAATTCAATTGGTGGTTTGGAAACTCTTCACAGAGAGGTAGCAGCTATCGAGCAAAAGTACAAGTTCTCAACAAGATCTTATGCAGGAATGGCCGATGGAACTGCTGTTGACGTAACAGTTAACTTCTCATTAAACCTAAACGACTCAAACGAGGCTTACATTTACAAGTCTATGAGAGAATGGTACAGAAAACAATACAACCCTGAGACTGGAGAAATGGGTCTTAAGAAGAATTATGTTGGTACAATTGTTATCGTACAGTTTAACAGAGAAGGAGATATTTACAGAAAAATAACTCTTGACGATTGTTTCATTACATCCGGCCTTGGATTTACAGGTGAACTAAACTATGAAACTGCAGATGCAGCGGCATTAGAAGTTACTTGGAGAGCAGATGTTTGGAATGAAGAACTTAATTAATAATTAAATTAAATTAACAAAAAGGAGGATGCTGGTCATCCCCCTTTTTTTAACCAAAGAAAATATAATATAATATTCAGCTAATAACAGATTATGAGTGACAAACTAACAAAAAAACTTCAGGTACTTTTAACTGAAGCAGAAGTTCGCGAAGTCAACCGTGTCATTTTAAATGAGGCGCTTGAACAAGAGGAGCGACCAATATCTGTAAGCGCTTTCATTAGAAACTTAATACAATATGAATTATCTAAGAGAAGCGTAGAACAGAAATCAATAATTAAACAAACACTTAAAAACCTAAAAGACAAATAATATGAGTGACGAATTAAACAAAATGGACCAAGAGCGAGAAGCGGCAGCTGCCAGAGCTCTTGAAGCAAAAGACAATGCTAAATCCAAAAATACATCTGATGGTTCAGATAAAGCTGATGCTATGACAGCAGCAGTAGATAAAACAGGCTTAGGTAGAGTTAGTATGGACGATTTTGGTCCAGAAATAGCTAGACCTTCAGATGAAGTACTAGGATGGCATGTTTTGGATTTAGAAGACTTACCATCTAGGGGTAAATTTTACCCAGCAGATACAGTTATTAAAATTAGATCTGCAAAAGCTGCTGAGATTAGACATTTCTCTACTATGGATGAAAGCAATTACATCGATATGGAAGAAAAGCTAAACTCTATTGTAGAATCTTGTTCTCAGTTTAATACTGGTGAAAAGAGAATGTCTTACAAAGATATTCTAGAAGAAGATAGAATTATTCTATTACTTTCTATTAGAGATCTTTCATTCCCAGAGCCAGAGAATAAGTTAATGCTTAAAGGTAAAACTGAAAAAACTAAAAAAGCTGTTGATATTGAATTATCAGTAAAGAATTTAATACCTTCAGTTATCGATGAGCAAGTAGAAAAATATTATTCTACAAAGGAAAGAACTTATGTAATTAAAACTAAGTCTGCAGGTACTTTAAGAATGAAACCACCAACAATTGGTATTATGCAAGAGATTACTGCATATCTTAAAGATAGACAAGAAAAAGACCAGGAATTTGATAAAGCATTTATTCAAGTACTACCTTATATGCAATCTGATTGGAGATCTTTAAATTTACAAAAGATTTTCACTATGGAAATGGAATACAAAGGTTGGAACGAGAAAAAGTTTATGGTAGTCTACAGGCTAGCTGAAAGAATGAAAATAGGTGTACAAACCGAATTAGAAACTACCTTCGACGGAGAGATGGCAAAAGCCCCTCTTGACTTCCCAGGTGGCATCAAAAGTCTTTTCATTATTTCAGATCTCGCTGGAGAATTACTTTAAGACAAAGTTCTATCTGGGTATTCATCTTAGAATGCAACCCTCAGAGATCGAAAACATGTACTACTACGAGTATTGGTATTATGTGAAGAATCTGTCGGAATACATTAAAAATAAGAATAAACAGCAAGAGGGACAGCAAGAACAACAGGACAAGTCGATGTCTTCAATGAGATCGAAATATACTCCTAAGATGCCAACTGCCCCTAAAATTTCTACACCATCGCTAAGAATGCCGAAGATGTAAGAGATATATAATATAGTAATAAGGAGCACCACGAAAGTGGTGTTCCTATATGCTTAAAAAAATCTACAAGACGCAAGTGAATAAATTCTTTGAAAACGCTTTTAGTAAACTAGGTAATCAAGGTGATGTATTAGGGCAAGTCGCAGAAAATACGCGAGAAAGTGCAGACGCTATAGCGGTTGGTGGTGACTTGTATGAAAAGATTAACGAATTAACCGAAGCAGTTACCAGTATTCAAGAAGGTAAAGGTGGAGGCGGTGGTCTTCAAAATGCAATGGCTATTGCATTAGTATCTCCTTCTATGGAGCCTCTTGGTAAAGGTTTAAAATTTGTAGTAGATGCTGTTAATGCATTAGAAGGTACTGGCGATGAAATAAAAGCTAAGACAGAAGCTCTAGTCGGAGGTCTAACTTTATTAGGCGACGTGGGCTTATCTATTCTTAAATTCGCAGGTTACATTGCATTAGCGACTCCACTCTTAATGATTGCCGTAATAGGCGCTCCACTGTTAGCATTATCTTTATTTGTATTAACTACAGCAATAAGAATATCAACTAAGAAGTTAGACGAAAAGCAATTAGAGAAAGTTCAAATGCTAGGCGATGTAGGTAAATCTATACTTATACTAGTGGGTACTTTAGCCCTGGCATCTTTTATAGCTCCTTTTGCTATAAAAGCCCTAATACCAACAATGCTTATATTTGGTGCATTTGCATTGTTAACTATGATTCTACCTGAAGAAAGAGTAGATCAGATAGAAAAGGTTGGTCAAGGTATGCTTAAAGTAGCTTTAGGAATAGGTGCTTTAATGTTAGTCCTTGCATTAACAAGCTTTCTTGTTGTACCTGCTATTAAAGGTGCATTTGGAGCAATGCTCGTTATAGGAGTGATTGGAATTGCATTTTTCTTACTAGAGAAACTAGGAGTTATAGATAATTTAGAAAAGGCAGGCAAAGGTTTACTATTTGCAGCCGGAGCTATTTTAGGTCTTGGTATTGCATTAGCTCTATTTGATATAATTACTCCACCGCTTGGTGTTTTACTTAGTATAGGCCTTGTTGTTTTAACTGTAGGTATATTTTTTGGACTAATTGGCATGTTCGATAAACAAATTGAAGGTGGTGCACGAGCACTTTTATGGGCAGCTCTTTCAATAGTTGTATTAGGTCTAGCACTCTTATTCTTTACTAAAGTAATAGGGGCCAATATGGGAGGCGAAGATGTTGCAAATTCATTTGTACCACTATTATTAATTGGTTTAATTGCAGCTGCATTTGGCGTTGCAGGTATATTCAAATCTCAAATTATGGGAGGTGCCACTGCATTAATAGTAGGAGGTATCGCTTTAATAATTATTGGAGTTGGTGTTTTAATGGTTTCTAAAGCATTAGGTGATAAACCACTCGCTAGAGTAGGAGCTATTATGGCAGCTGTCGGAGGCTTAGCCCTAGTATTTGGTGCAGCTGGTATACCAGTAGTTGCAGGATTTATTGCATTAGGAGCTGGAGCTCTGATAATAGCAGGTGTAGCATTAATAACAATTGGTGCAGGTCTCTTAGTAATGTCAAAAGCATACGATAGTAGTAAGAAAATGCTAGAAGACGTTAATGGTAAACCAGGTCTAGTAAGCATATTAGATGCAGTCTCTAGTGGATTTATGATGTTCCCATGGACTGCTGCAGGTATTCTAGTAGGTGCTGGAGCTTTAACATTGGCAGGTGTTGCTTTAATAACAATTGGTAAAGGTGTACAACAGTTTGCTAAAATACAAGAGACTATAAAACTTAAACCATTAGCAGAGAATATCGCATTTATGATTGGTACCTTAGCAATTCCATTCCAAAAGATTGGAGCTGGAGGGATGTTAAAGGTTACTGATCCGGTAACTGGTGAAAAGGTAGAGATTGGTCCATTTAGTGGCGGCTCCGGAGGTTTTATGGGTTTCGGTGGAAGTAATCCAGTCGCAACAGGTATTTCTTCAGTACTTAGAATGGGTACAGCTTTATCTAACATTGCTGGCGGTGTTCAGAGTATGGCGATGTTAAAGTTCCCAACTGGATTTGATAAAGAAGGTAAACCTACTGCCTATGAGACTATCGGTGGTGATGCATTTAAGGCTGTAATTAAGAACACGATGATGATGGTTGGTGCACTTGCCATTCCTTTCGCTCAAATAGGCGAAGGTGGTCCGCAAGATATTCTAGGACCTGATGGTAAAATAACGAAAGTAGACCTTGGTAGTCCTTCTCCTGGAGGTCTAATGGGCTTCTTAAAGGGTGGAGGTGCAGTACAAAAAGGTATTAAGGCTGTAATGAACATGGGAGAGGCTATTGGTAATTTAGCCGGAGGTGTTCAAGATATGGCAATGCTTAAATTCCCTACAGGTTTTGATGCAGAAGGTAAAGCAACAGGTTATAGAGTCTTTGGTACAGAGGATGCTCAAAAGGTTACTGATAATACTCAGAAGTTAGTCAGTGCTCTTACAGGTACATTCCAGGAAATTGGTTCTAACCCTGACGCGGAGAGTTCATGGTGGGGTGGAAAATCCAAGATTGAAAAAGGTATTGAAATTGTTGCAGCTATTGGTGAGCCACTACTTAACCTAGCGAAAGGTGTAGAGGCAATGGCTGGTCTTAAATTCCCTATCTATGATAAAGACGGTAAAATTACAGGCTATAATACAATTGAAAATGTTGAAGGTTTAAAAGAAAAGGTCGGTACTAATACTCAAAAGTTAATCGAGGCTCTAACAGATACTCTTATGGCAATTGGTGGTGGAAAAGCAAAAACATCATCTTGGTGGCAAGGCGAAACCTCTTTTGAAAAAGGTATTGAAATCGTTACTATGATTGGTGAGCCATATAAAGTACTTGGTGAATCTGTAAAAGATATTGTAGAAACTGTAGGCAAAATGGACTCTAAATCATTTGCTGGTAAAATACAAGATATTATTGGAATATTTACAGGTGATGCTGCAATGGCAGCAGATCCAATGTCTCTTATGTTTAGGACTAATTTTGTGAAAGCAGTTGGTGAGTCATTTGAAAAATTAGGAGATTCAGTTCCATCTATTACACAGGCCCTTGCAAACTTTAAAGCAGAACAAGGTAAGGCATTCTTTAATGCATTTGTAGGACCAGTCGCTGAAGGTGACGAAGCAAATGGTTACAACAATCAGAAGTTAATGTGGAAGGCTATTGGTAATGCAATGGTTCAAACTAAAGATTCTATGCCAGGTATCACTAGTGCTATCAATGAAATGGATATGGAGAAACTAGTTGAATCCAGAAAAATGTTTGAAGCTCTTGCTGTTCTAGGTGAAGGCGGAGATCCTGGAGATATACTTGCAGCAATGGGTGAATCACTTGAAGTGGCTCTTCAAAATCTAGCAGATATGTTAGGTGAATTCCAATCTAGTGTATCAGAAAATTCAGCAACTACAGGCGGAGCTCTTGATGGCCTAAAAGATGGCATTAAGAAAATGGCCGGTATCGGAGGCGCCAGTACATCTAGTGATAGTGGCGGAGGTAGCGATGATGTTGTTAGAGCAGTTAAGCAATTACAAACAACACTTACTTCTCAAGGTATCAAGATTAAAAGCTCAGGCGG